TGATCATGTTGTCCAAGCTGTTTAAGACTGGAGGCAAGCCAAAGTCTGACAGTAGAGTTGAGTCTAGGAGGTCAAGGAAGGGAGAGAGCCCTTACAATTCACTGCATTCCAGGAAGAAGAGTGATGTTGAAGGGAAGTTAGCTGACGACATAGTAATGAATGATGCAGAGAGGCAGTTGTATAAACATGAGCTTGCAGATGGAGAGCAGGATTTTGGAGATCTCATCAACCAACATGAGAGAGGGCAGGCATTTCCATATGCTGCCATCATTGCAAGGCCAGAGGAGAACTATGATGCCAGGGTCAGGAGGCTCCAAAACATGCAACCCTATGTTCAGTCCAAGAAGGTAGATTTACCGGATTATGTCAATGTCAAGGTCACAAAGTCAGTTGAAGACTTCCCATTGACTGAAGTGTTCAAGGTCCCCACCAAGGGAATGAAGGTCACTGGGTATGATTATGTTTGTCTCAAGAGAGTCACAATGATTTTTGCTCCTCTCAGCTCCTTCATGGACACACATTCTGATGTCATTGTGTCCCTGGTAGACATGAGGAAGAGGACCAACAACATTGCAAGGGGACTGCTGCTGCAAGACAACAAGAACTACAGAGGGGAATTCTGCCTGGATTACAGTTTCCCAAAAGCCAGCATTGACAAGATCTCTCTTAGCTTCGCTCAGGAAGTGCCTACATTCATGGTGGGAGAGCAATGGGGAGCATGTCAGATGTATTTTGACATTGAGGAGTCAACATTCCCAATCACTCATGCTTTCCAGGAGACCATTGGTACATTGGGGGCTACGGAGAGTATGTTGCAAGAATACAAGTTCAATCCTGCTGTCATGAACTTGGCAGTCAGGGACTCACATCTCAAGAAGATGAGGCAAATGTACCTTGATAATGACATCCTTGATGAGACAGAGGCCAAACAGGAAAGAACAGCTAAGGTCTCTTATGCAAGTAGTTCAGGGGCTGCTCTGAGGGATCAGAAGAAGAAACAGAAGAAGGTGGAGGTTGACCCTGAGGGGAATGTGGACTGGTCACTTGTGCGGTCACAACCCAAAGCTGATGTCCCTAGAGATGAGGTCTCAGTTGATGCGCCTGAGGAGTCAGAGGGAGAGGAGGATCTGGTTGTCTCTGAAAGGATGATGGCTCTCAAGGCAGCACATCTGGCAAAGCAGAGAGAGGCAATAGCTGTCAGAAACACCTCTAATGGACTTCCTAACAGATCCTCCCCGCCTAAGAAGGTCTCATTTGAGGATGACACAAAATCAAACTCATCTCAGAGCTCAGGTGAAGTCCCAATCACTGTAGGCAAATTTGCAAATTTGAGACTCCAGGACCATCAATGATCAATGACTCACTCTTTATTATTTTTTGAATTCTCCTAAGCTTCTGCGGTTCCCTGTTCTGTTGTGTCTGCTTGCTGCTGTAGCTAGTTACCTCTTATTTCCCTTGTAGTTCTCAGAATCTTTCCCTATTTCATGCTTGTTGCTCTAAAGTCATTGTTCAGTTAGTGAATTTAATTAGGCGTCTGGAGTTGGGGAGCTGTATACAACACCCCCCGAACTCCTGAAACTCCATTCCTCCTCAATTATCAATCTGGCACACTCCTAGTTCTTGTTGCTCACAAAAGACAGATGGAAAGACACAATATTCCCATAACAAAGAGTGCAAAATGAAATCAATCAGAACTTGAATGGTTAAAAATGAAGAGAAAGACTGTGTAACTTACCTAAGAGACTTCTCCTAAACTGCAGTCAAGCTCCTTTCATGCTGTAATTTGAGAAGTTGGTGCCAAGAAATTTGTGATATCTGTAGAGAACTCAGTATCAGATGGCACAGGAGTGGTGTCTTTCATGATGGTATTGTAATTGTTCACTATGGGCAGTATGGTGCTATAAACCCCAGAAACATTGAATGCAACAAATGCAGCCTGTTTCACCTCCTTGGGAGGCACCTTGGATTCAGCTGCATTCCAGATGAATGTCCACTGATCTGCAGCCACAGTAGCAGCATCCACTTTGAGATCTTCAGCTTTCATCTTGAGCTTCTTCCTCCTTCCCTCCTCATACACAATTCCTTGATCACAAGAGTATGCAGCAACCGCCTTCAGCAAGAAGACCCTGGTCCTCTCTGCCAGGTCAGGGTGACAGAGGGAAGCAAATGCATTCATTCGCATGAATTTGGGAACTGTCACGGACATGAAAGGCTTCCCAGGATGGTCTTTTGTTGGCAACACAGTAGCCATCTTGCAGCTGAGGACAGGAAAGGAGCCAGCAATTCTGGGGAAGGTCAACACATCAGAAGGGAGTCCTGTATTGGTGGTACCCACCTTGATCTCATATCTAGAGCAGAGATCATCAATCATATCCCGGCCTTCCTGAGATCGTCTCCCCAAGGCCTTGCCAGACAGGTTCCCCATGTATATATTGGCAGCAATCATGTACATGATCTGAACTTTCATGTCATCATCTGAGAGCTCGTAGTGCTTCTGGAGTACAAGGAGCTTGCGAACAATTGCCTCAGGATCAAAGCCTTGGTACTCGAAGATTGAGAAAATGGTGACATCAATACTGGTTATGGTCACCTCGGCAGTGGTTTTGGTCAGAGCCAGAAGATCCTCATCCTTGAGCTCACTCATGGATTTGATAATCTGTTTTGCAGTGAGAGTGAGTTTAACTACACTCTTCTCTGCTGCTGCTGTTCCACTGGATGAAGCCATGATGCCAGTTGGTGCAAG